CAACTTTGCGATGGCACGAGCCATCGTGGGAGACAAGTCAGATAATTTAGAGGGAGTGAAGGGGCTGGGATTACCCACAGTTTCTAAAAGATTTTCCTTCCTTTCGGAAAACAAAGACTATACATTGAGCGACATTTTAACGCACGCAAAAAAGAATAAAAATAAAGTCAAGGCATTTCAAAAAGTTGCGGAAAATGAAGAAACTATCGCCTCAAATTATGAAATTATGCAACTATATACAAGCACCATATCCTCCCAAGGAGTCCGCAAACTCAAGTATGCAATTCAGAATGACGGGGTCAATCTCAATCGCACCAAAATTAGGACAATGCTCCTCAAGGACGGGATTGGTACACTTAATATCGACGAGCTTATGTTAATGCTCCGCTCTCATAGAAAATAATTGGGAGTGACCCTTCACATTTTGGTGAGGTGAGTTATAGTAAGGAACAAGGAGACTAAATGCCCGAACAACACCACAACACCTTTAGCAAGTTCGGCAAATCGTTTCAAGAAAAACTAGTAAAGACCATTCTCTTTGATCGCAACTTTGCGAATCAAATGGAAGAGGTTTTGGATACCAGTTACCTAGAACTAAAATATCTTCAGGTATTTGTAGACCTGCTCTTCCAACACAAGCAGTCTTATCCCCACCCTACCTACGACGCTATGGTCTCCGTTGTGCGGACGCAGACGGAAGATTATTCTGACAGCATTATTAAGCAGGTCATTGACTTCATGGCTCGCCTTAAGAGCAACGCTATTGGTGACGGCGACGATGAATACGTCAAGGCGAAGTCGCTTGACTTTTGCAAGAAGCAGAAACTCAAGGAGGCAATCCTAAAATCAGTAGATCTCCTCCAGTCTCAAAGTTTCGATGAGATACAGACAGTTATCAATGAAGCCATGAACCTTGGAGCCGACAACGACCACGGGCACGACTACCACAAAGACGCAGCCGACCGCTTTGAAATGAAGATGCGTAACCCCATCTCCACCCACTGGGATGAGATTGACAGTATCACTAAGGGCGGACTTGGCAAGCGAGAGCTTGGCGTTGTTGTTGCTCCCACCGGTGCCGGCAAGTCAATGGCTCTGGTCCATCTTGGGGCGATGGCAGTGGTGAAAGGCAAGACAGTCGTTCATTACACTTTGGAATTAGCTGACACGGTAGTGGGTCAACGCTACGACTCGTGCCTGACCGGGGTGCAACTCAAAGATTTAATGAGTATGAAAGATCCCATTATGGAAGCGGTGAAACATATTCCGGGGCAACTAATTATCAAAGAGTATCCCACAAAGTCAGCCTCTACGAGAACCATCGCCGGACACCTTGAGAAGCTGAAGCAGAAAGGCATAGACGTAGACATGATTATTGTAGACTACGCCGATTTACTTCGACCCACTGCCACGGGCTTTAAATCTCAGGAGCTTCGCCACAGCCTCGGAAACATCTACGAGGAACTCCGAGCCATCGGACAAGTCTGTGACATTCCCGTGTGGACAGCATCCCAAACCAACCGCAGCGGATTGAACGCCGAAGTAATTACGATGGAAGCCATCAGTGAAGCCTTTAATAAATGCTTTGTTGCGGATTTTATCTGCACAATCTCCCGCACAATTGAGGACAAGACCGAGAACAAGGGTCGTATGTTCGTGGCCAAAAACCGTAACGGGATTGACGGCATCGTCTATCCCATGGAATTTGATACCTCCAAGGTTCACCTTAAGGTGCTGGCCCCCGATGAGCATTCCACAATTGACGCTGTGGTGATGAAGACCAAGCAAGAGCAAGATGAACACCTTCGGAAGAAATACCAGAAGTTCAAGGCAAACCGAAACAAGACAGCAGACGCCGCCCAACCAAAGGCAGACGATAAAAAAAAAGAAGCTGACCAACAAAAAAGTTTTAAACAAGGGTTGCGAGATTTGAAGAAAAAACTAGATAAGGAGAAAGAAGCATCATGAGCGACCAAGACCTATCCACCCAGATCCTATCCGATATTACGGTATACATGAAGTACGCCCGTTACTTGCCCAAAAAGAACCGCCGGGAAACCTGGGAAGAACTAGTCGCTCGTAATATCGAGATGCATATGAAAAAATACCCACAGCTTAAGTCAGAAATCAAGGATGCTTATACTTTTGTTTACAATAAAAAAGTTCTTCCTTCTATGCGTTCGATGCAGTTCGCCGGCAAGCCTATTGAAATTTCACCCAACCGAGTTTTTAACTGCGCCTACGCTCCTATAGATGACTGGCGCGTCTTCGGCGAGATTATGTTTCTCTTACTCGGAGGAACAGGAGTTGGGTACTCCGTGCAGAAGCATCATGTTGAGGAATTGCCCGAAATTAGAAAACCAAACGCAGAAAGAACCCGGAGGTATTTAATAAATGATAGCATTGAAGGATGGGCTGACGCCGTCAAGTATCTTATCCGCAGCTACTTCTTTGGTGGCTCACGGCTACGATTTGATTTTAGTGATATTCGCCCTAAAGGTGCTCGCCTTGTAACATCGGGGGGCAAAGCCCCAGGAGCACAACCTCTGCGGGAGTGCTTGGTAAAAGTGGAAGGCGTTTTATCTCAAAAAAACGATGGAGATAAACTGGACCCTATCGAAGTTCACGACATAGTCTGTCATATTGCGGATGCTGTTTTAGCCGGAGGCATCCGACGTGCCGCACTTATCTCCTTGTTCTCAGCGTGTGATAATGAGATGATTTCCTGTAAGACCGGTAACTGGTGGGAGACCAACTCCCAACGAGGACGAGCCAATAACTCTGCCGTGCTTTTGCGGCACAGAGTAACAAAAGAATTCTTCTTAGATCTGTGGAAGCGAGTGGAGGCCTCCAACGCTGGCGAACCTGGCATCTATCTATCCAACGATAAGGACTGGGGAACTAACCCCTGCTGTGAAATCGGACTACGCCCCTTCCAGTTCTGTAACCTAACTGAAGTTAATGTCAGCAATGTCAAAGATCAAAGTGACCTTGAGGAGCGAGTGCGTGCCGCTGCCTTCATCGGAACTCTGCAAGCAGGCTACACAGACTTCCATTATCTACGGAATGTTTGGCAGCGAACCACAGAAAAGGATGCTCTCATCGGCGTCTCCATGACTGGCATCGCATCAGGACGAGTTCTAGAAGACGACATAGATTTGACGCAAGCAGCGAAGCTAGTCAAGACTGAGAATGCACGGGTAGCAGATGCTATTGGAATCAACCACGCAGCCCGCACAACCTGCGTAAAACCAGCAGGCACCACGAGTTTGACCTTGGGAACATCCAGCGGGATCCACGCTTGGCACAACGATTATTATGTCCGCCGAATCAGAGTTGGCAAAAATGAGCCAATTTATTGGCACCTAGCAATTCACCACCCAGAACTAGTAGAAGATGAGTACTTCCGACCCCACGATACGGCAGTCATCTCGGTGCCCCAACGAGCACCCGAAGGCTCTATCCTTCGTGACGAATCTGCCTTCCAACTTTTACGGCGAGTAAAAAAGATTACTAAAGAGTGGGTCAATCCGGGCAAGCGTTCGGGACAGAACGGACACAATGTCTCAGCCACCATCTCTCTTCATGAGAACGAGTGGACTGACGCCGGTGAATGGATGTGGGATAACCGCAACTCTTATAATGGGCTGGCGGTTCTCCCCCACAATGGAGGCACATATCAACAGGCCCCCTTTGAAGATTGCTCTAAAGAAAAGTTTGAAGCCATGATGGCTGCGCTTGAAAATGTTGACCTCACCAAGATTGTGGAAGAGGATGACAACACCGACCTCAAGGGCGAAGCAGCCTGCGCCGGCGGTGCGTGCGAAATAACTTGACGGCACCAAAAAAATAACATATAGTACAAGGGAAGAAAGGAGACCGTTATGGCTACTCTAAATTTTATTATGCCTAAAAACCTAAAAGAAGGTTTTTGCGAGCGAGAAGAAAAGGAGCCTAAGAACCCGCATGCTTGGCTGCCATCAGGACAAACCCGTGCGATTGTTGAGGACCAGATAGCAATTGAATGCTATTGCAAGCATTGCAAACTTCGTGAATGGACCCGAACTTCTCGGGTAGAATTTAAGATGTTACAAGATTACTGGAAAGAACTACGATGAAACCTTTGAATCGCAGACTACTTATTGAGATAATTAAGGAGGAGCCACAAGAGGGTGCTTTCTTCGTCCCGGTAGAGGAGAGAGTTGAAGAGTTTTTGACTGCTAGGGTTGTTACCTGCGCCGATGATTGCGCCACTAACCTGGCTGGCAAGACGGTAGTCATCCATTCTTTCGGGAAAGAAGAAGTAACTGTCAAAGGAAAGAAATATACTTTCATTGGCGAAAATCACCTGATCTGTGTAAAATAATATAATGAAAGAGATATTAAGCGAGTGGAAGAAGTTTTTGACCGAGTCTGGCTTCAACCGGATTAAAAATATTCTCCAAGG